CCTATTTTTTAGGCGCCTTTGCTGTATATGTGGGTTGTTTTGGTGCTATGTTTGGTCGTGATATGTCGTTTTTGCCTTTATTGCTTAACATGTTTTGTTGCTTTTCAGCTTGTTCATTTTGCTTTTCATAATGCTCACGCAATGTTTCAAAAGTAAAACGTCGCAACCAAATAGGCATATTGTATATAGTATTCCAATCATATCCACCATTTCCATGAAATACTATTTCATGTATTTGTTTAAATAGATGTAATCTATAGTCCTGAGTCAGGCCAAAAAAAGTTAAGTGAAATAGGCACGTTTATACCCTCCCCTGTATAATCTTCATCTTCTGGCTTAAATACCATATTAACATCTGGTGATATTTGATTATAATATGCACGTAGCGATCTTGCGTCTCTAGCGATTAATAAATTATCAACAAATTCACGAACGTCTTTTTGGTCACGTTTTCCTTCAACTGAAGTAATCATGTATTTCATTCTAGTAGTAACATCTGTGGTAACATTAGGGTTTACTTTTTGTAAGCCTTTAATTTCAGCATCAATCTTTTGCTCATCACCATGTGTTAATAGTTTGAATGTAATGTTATTACCTGTTGTTGGTAGTGTAAATGCAAATTCATTTGATCCTCTTTTGAACAATGATTCATCTACAACTTTATCTTCTAATTTAGATAAATCGATAATGGTTTCTACTTCCTGCCCATTTTTATTCATGTATTTAAAGTTATAGTCTTTACCATAACCTAAAACACGAGCAGCAATTAATATTGCATTTTTATCACCAATTAATAACTCGTTGTAGTCGATTGGTGTTACAATTAGTGCTTGTAGTAATTTATCAATTACTGTACCTTGACGGATGTAATTAGCATTAGATAGAATATCTTCTTCTTTTGCTGTCATGTACTTCATTTCAATTTGACCTTTAGATAAAGGGGATGTTTCGGGATACAGTAAACCTTTTGATGGTAACGAAACCGTTTCTGTTGGGATTTTTAATTCTGCCATAAACTATTTTATTTGTTATATATATAAATATACGAAAAAAGAGGGCATTTGCCAAAAGCAAATACCCTCAATTAAAATATTAAAATAATTCTTAGAAATTCAATACGCAGTAATCCATAGCAACGGTAACTGATAAACTAATTGCTGCGTCACTAGCCCAATCGTAATCGCCGAAAGTAGCTGTTTTAACGTAAGCACCTTTGATTATCCACTCACCTACTACATCGCCTACTGGTCCTAAAATATCTAAAGTTAAGTCTTTCTTGTAGAAATCAGAATAACCATCACGACCAGTTACTGATTCGTGTGCTAAACGAGCCCATTCCATCACCGTTTGAGCGCCAGATGGAGTTACTGGATCGTATAATTCTAAAGTCATATCGTTCCATCTAACTTTACCCTTAACTTTACGGTAAACGTTGATGTGATCTAAAATAATTTCACCAGCTTCGAATCCAGGTGCAGATGCTTTTTTAATCAAGTATGATGGGATACCATCAATATACATGATAAAGCGATTCTGAACTTTAGGTTCAAATGCTGTAAACATTATTTCGTTAGCGTCTAATACTGCCATTTTATGTTGTGTTTAATTGCTATTAATAAATATTAAGCAACTACATCCCTTATGCAGGGAATGTAGCGCCAGTAGGTAATACGTTGAAGTTCAAGATAATAAATTCAGCAGTCTTAGTTGGTTGGATATAGATCTGACCTACTAATTGGTTTCTATCGATTACATCAGCTGTGTTGTTTGTATCATCCATTACAACTTTGTAAGCGTATAAACCTTGTCTTTGTACTACTGATTCCATGTATGGATTAACTTGAGCTAAGAATCTGTTACGAGTAACGTTTGTATTTTGTTCGAATACTAAGTTATTAGCTACTTGACCGATAAATCCTTTTAATGCGATTAATAAACGACGAACGTTTACGCGATCTAAAGCTGTTGCTTTACGCTGTAATGTCTTTTGACCAAATACTACAACACCTTCACCAGGGAATGTAGCTAATGGGTTAACATTTGCTTGATATAGATTGTCGCGATCGTTTTGAGATAATTTTCTTTCAGCTCTTAATACTGATGGAACACCACCACGATTTAAACCTGCTGGAGCGAACCATTCAGCACCAACTTGATCGTTGAATGCTAAAACACCACCTATTACAGTTGATGCTGGAGCCCATACAGCTTTACCTAAAGCGCTTGAAAATAATGAAACCCAAGGCCAGTAAGTAGCAGCGTAGTTGCTAGATTGACCAGCAGCTGAAGTTGAAGCAGCTGTTACTGTTGAACCATATGTTACAGTATCTACAATTGCAATAGCATCGCCTCTATTCTCACAAGTTGAGATCATAGTATTTACTGCACTGTTACCTAAAGTAACACCTGGAGCTAATAATACATTGAATTGATATTCGTCTTTATTATTTAATAAAGTGAAAGCAGCAGTATAATCAGCTGGAGCAAATCCTTGTATGTTTGTGGTTGTAATTGCTTCATTCATTAATTGAGTAGCTGTTGTTGCAGCTAAACCACCACCAAATGAACCACCATAAGAACCACTTCCTATAGCTGGTAATGAACCACTATATAGAGTTGCCTTAAAGTTACCGTTATTGTCGATTGAATCAACTTGAGGTGTAGTTACTGATTTAATACGGATGTATTGAGAAGCATTTGCATAAGAACCAGTAGAAGTAATAATTGGAGTACTATCACTATCTAAAGCATATACTGGTTTAAAATCACCAATAACACGAGAAATATAGTTAGGTAATGCTGGGTCTAATGTTAGATTAGACCATGTTTCAATGTAATTAGGTTGAGCAGTATTATCATTACCTGCACGAACAGCTATACTAAATGTACCACTACCAGTATTTACTTGTGTAACTTCCCAACGCACATTAGTTGCACTACCGCTTGCTAAAGCACCACTAGACATGCTAGATGTGTTATTCATTTGATTACCCCAAGCTAATGTTTCAAGTTCGAATGAAGTTGCTGCTGATGTTGTAGTTACACTTGCACTTGCATAAGTACTCATACCAGTTGAACCACTAATGATTCTAGTAACTAATAATGTTTGACCACCATTGTTAAAATAATCTTTTGCAGCTAATGATGTTAAATATTCGTAGTAGTAACTACCACTCTTAAATGTTTCTCCGAATTTTGACACAAACTCAGTATAAGAAGTAACATAGGTAGGAACTAACGGTTGACCTAACACTGTAGGACCAACGATCGCTGTTGATGTACCTTCGATACCTCTTTGAACTAATGATTGGTCAGACTCATTTTGGAATACACCAGGAGATAAAATTTTTTCTGCCATTTTTTATAATTGTTTTTGAAAATTTAATAGGATTGACCTAATAATAAATATCTAAAAACAGCTATAAACCGCAGACTACTATTGAACAGATGTGATTTCTCCGGTTTCAAGATTTATATTGCCTTCACCGTGTTTTTCTTGTAGAGATTTAACTAGTTCCGCTTCTTTCTGTTCAATTGTTGCGAGATCAGATACTAAACCTTTCTTAGCTTCCTGCAATTTATCGATGTTTTGTTGAAATACGATTAGTTGCGCTTCAGCCGCACCAATTTCAAATATGGTTTGGTTGTACTTAGACTGTAAATCTTTAATAGATTGTAATTCTTCTGGGGTTAATTGTGCCATAACGTTATTTTTCCCATTTAGCTAATGGGCAAGCTTTAGTGCCTTCAACAGGCGAAAATACTTTTTTAGAGAGTGGACATCCACATTCACCACAAATATAGGTGTTTACCGCTTTAATATATTCTTTCTTCTCGCATGTATCACATACCGAAGATCTATATTCAGCTATCAGAATTTGTTCAGGAGTGGGATTAGCCGCAGCTACCCACGCCTGAAATATTTCTGATATTTTATTCACCTACTTCAATTAGTTTGAAGAATGTATTGTAGTTGCCATCAGTTTCCACGTTTTCAAATTCTTCTAATTTGAAAGAATGGTATTCTAATTCGCGTTCTTCCTGTAATAATGTATTGAAATCGTTTTGGAATTCAACAAATTTTGGGTTTACTTCGCGGCTTACAATTTCACCTTCTTCATCTGTAACGATGTTGATGTACATCGGAATACTGATATTACCAGTTTCGTCAGTTTCACCATGCTTTTTGATCAACTCTTCTTTTAGTTTCTCAACGGCTTCTTTTTCAGCTGTTGCTTTTTTATTAAGATCAGATAACCAATATTTCGTGGTTAATTTGATTTTTTCACTTAATAAACCTT